TTATCAAACCCGGTTGCCGTAACTATTATCTCTATCTCTTCTGCCATTATTTAATCTTTAAATTGTGTCTCTCTAAAATAGCATTGTAACGCTCAGCCGTCATTGGCTCAATCTGTTTTTTATCTTGCTCATCATCCATTGGCCAAAAACGATTAATCTTACCTATTGCCTTACTTCCTGCCATTGCTTCTGCTATGCGAAAAGAGGCAAAACGAATGACCATAGCCGATTCCTTTTGCCTCTCCTGGTATCCCTCACACGCTGCATAAAACTCATGAGGCATTGAGCAATAATATTGATCTACACTCCATCCTAATTTACCTAAAGCAAACTTCAAGTTGTCGTAGCACTGCTCTCGATGGCTTTTTTTTTCTCCTCATTCTCTCTTATCTCTTGACCTTGCTTTATCAAGTCATTCCATACTTTAGTCTCGTTAAGCAATGTAGTAACCGCTTGAATCTGCTCATTTTTATTTTCCATCTCATCAACCCACTCACATACTAACTCCCATGTGTAATCGATATCCTCACGTTTTAATCTGCTATAACCAATCATACCACCGTACACCATCGCATACATAAAGCCTGATGTAGTTTCACCATCGTTAAATTCGTGAAGCTTCTCAATGGCTAATTGATTGAATTTAATTCCGTACTCTTTTCCGTTTAGTTTGATTTTCATTTTGTTTGTTTTAGTTAATAGTTAATTTGATTGACTTAATTACAAGTCAATCAAATTAATCTATGTTATTAATTATGCTGTTACTGTTATTGTTGGTGTTCCTTGTGGCTGTATAGAACCAGTAAATGTACCGATAGAATCAAATGCATATGTTGAACTTAATTCACTTAAAAATCCTGTTCCACTTTCAATCTCATCTCCTGTTACTGGTGTTTCAGGTGCTATCTTCCAACCTATTGTTGTTTTACTTCTCAACAATTGACGTAATGATGTACCACTGATTTTTCCACTATCAGGATCTTGTAAATGTTGTCCTTCAAAAGAATAAGACAACTCTAATGTGCCTGGACTTTTATCCGGGCCACATGCTGATGCTGCATCAACTACAGTTACTGAATCAGATTTACCTACTGAAGTCAAACAAACTACAGTATCATAATCGGTTCCACCTGCAGGATCAATGAATAATAACATTGTACCACCTGCTACTTTGTGTTCTGCCATTTTATTTAAATTTTAATTTGTTATGAAATTACGAAAATATCTTGTTTAAATATCAATATTCTTGAAATAAATACTTTGCCACCCAAATTACCAAATCTTTCAGTCCTATCTGTTTGTAGGCTTAAATTACACATTTGTAATCCGTAGGCTGATAAATCTATGTTACTAACTCCTTGTGGCTTTATTGCGTCTATAATAGCCCCACACGCTGTATTTAATGTTTTGCTGTTGTTGTATTTGTACTCCCAACTATGTATGCTTAATTGTATAGTTAAATTAACGTCTGATGTATTTGCTGTACTGGTCTCTGTTGATGTTGCATCATTTATAACGCAATAAATTTTATGCTTTACATCATCGGGTTCCTCACCCTCATAAACAGGAATATCTAACCCATTTACTATCTCATAGTAAGCTTGTAATATTGCGCTGTTTACATCTCTCATAATTTGAATATTGCTTTTAAATTACTTCTAAGCACTGGTAATGTTTTTTGCACTGATGGGTAAATATATGGTCTTGCTTTTACTCCTTCTCTTAATATTTTTAATGCTGTAACATAAGCATATTTAGGATCCATTTTACCTGTTCTATTTGCCCAACCAATAAGAGAATCTACAAACTGCTTAAATGTTCCACCAGTACTTCCTTTAAATGTTGCTGCGTATGTTTGCCAATCTGCAGGTAAACTACTAACATAAGCCGCTGCATATTTCCTAGTACCAAATTCAACGTATGCTGCATACTTTGCTGATGCCGTTACACTCGCTGAACCATTGCCATAATTAGGATTAATGCTTCTTAATAATCCACCTTCATCACTACTATTTTCACTAACTAATGATTTAGCATTTTGTGCTGTTGTATCTGCCCAATCATTCAACTCAGCTTGAACTTGTTGCTTAGCATCAGATGCCAACTTATCAAACTTTTTTATTAGCGTATCAATGCCCTTTATTTGTAGCTCCATTAGTAGTATAGTATTGTTGCAACCTCGTTAACTTCAAAATAAGCACCCCATGTAAACTGACCTGTAGCACTATTATAAAATACTTCTTTGCCTACTGGACTGCCCGATGTAATTACTAGATATTGTATACCATCTTTAAATGCACCAAATACATTCTTACCCACCAAACCATTATAACTAAATTGATATTCGCCACCCTCAGCAATATAGTTGTATACTTTTATGTTTCCTGTGTCCATTGGTGCATCTGAATTTATTGATTCATCTAACTTAGTAGCTTTTATGTATTCAAAAGACTTCGCTCCCTCCGTTCTTATCTGTATTGAATTAATCTTGTAAAATTGTGACTCATATTCTATCACATCATTACTTCTCGTTGGTCTTTCACGCTCATACCTTAACACAAAGTTTTGATCGTATGTCCATTGGTTCTGATCATAACTTTTTGCCGTTGAGCCGTCTCTTTGTTCCGCATCTGCCCACTTTGACCAACTACCAGTAAGCACACTAACTAATCCACCAAACTCATTCAAGCTCGTTGTGTATCTGTTAATAGTAACTCTACGATTTAATTTATACACGCTTGTAAAGGTTTAAAATTATCTTAGCTATTGGACTTATTTCATCTGTTCCAACTGATCTATTGTCATACAAATAATACACCTGGTTAAGTAATGCCGTCTTTAACGCTTCCGGTAAAGTTGTATAACCTGTTATGTAATTAATGGTTATATTGTTTGCATGTGGTGTTCTAAGTCTCTTAAACTCATTGCCACCTAATGTATAATCCAAATCTAATACCAATGTTCTACCGGCATCATCCTCAACACTTATTATCTCAATCATTGGACCATATGGAATATAGATGTCTCCATTGCTATTGTTCAATACTGCTACTGCTTCATGCTCTACAAACCCTACACCTGTGTAAGATTCACACATTTGTCTTGCAGCAGTTATCAAAATATTAATCAAATCATCATCAGTACTTATGTCAATCTTACAAAAGTTCTTAGCCTCAGTTAAAGTAACTGGCTCCGTTATTACCCCATCTTGAAATTGAACATCTAAAACACTATTGTACTCTACCATGATTATTTTATTTTAAAAAGCCCCACCCCGTAGGGTAGGGCCTTTATATTCATCATCAAACAAAACAAACGCTTATTATACGTTTCCTAAATCAGCATAAAGAGCAGAAGCAGGCATCATCAAGTTAACATCTTCTAAACACTCAATACGTGCAGTTATTAAATTCTTTGTGAAGTTGTCTGCGTCCTCCATTGAGAACTCAACAGTAATAGCTTCAGTTTCAACACGCTCAAGATAATCTCTATCGATAATCAAAATCTTATCATCAGTTACCCAAGATGCTGGCAAGATTGGTGTTCCGCTGATTGCAACGTTTCCGTTAACACTTGACAAAATACCACCAGAACCTTGATAATATCCATTAGTGTATAACAACTTGTTCAAACGTGCTAATTGTGTATGGCTTACTAATGCATAAGATGCATTGTAGTTAGCTTGCATTTGTGCAGCAATTGCATCAACGATAAATTTGATATCATCAGTTTCAGCAGATGCAGTTGAACCAGTTGCAGCAGCACTAACTGTAGAAAAGAATGTAGCATTCTCAACTTTGTAGAAATCTCTTAACAACAATCTTGGTAAAGTTGTTTGCATGAATGGTAATTGCTTAGCCATTTGCTTTGAGAAACGTGCAAAACCTGCAATATAATCTTCAACAATCTTGATTTCTGATAAATCGTAATCTACCTGACCTTTGCTAGCTCCTTCAGTTTGTACTGCAATTGCACCTTCTCCACCAGTCTCACGATATTGTACGTACAAACCAGTTGGACTGATTGCAGTTGGCATTAAATCACGGAAATTAATTCTTTGGCTAGGTAACAAAGCTTGTGTAGCTGCATAAGATGCAACACCATCACCAGTCAAGTTATTTGACAAAGTCATGTTAGCAACTGCTTTTAATTCCATTCTGAATGGCTTACCTTTCTTTACGTTTTGAATCTCATCAAAGTTAGCCTCTAAGCCTTCGCTGAATAACTCGCCAAATGATTTTTTCTCCATCTTTCCACCTGATGTAGACTTAACTCTTGTTTGTAACAAATCAAATCCTTTTAAGATTGCAGCTTGCTCAGCTTTTAATTTGTTAAACTCTTCTGTCATAGCTTTTACAGCCTCAGCTGAATCACTACCGTTACCAAATGCGTTGATTTTTTCATCAATTGCTGTTACTACTGATTTTAATTGATCAGCAATCTCAGACTTAGTTTTCTCAGATATTGAAGTCTCAAGTGTTGACTTTAACGCTTCCAATTCTGACATTAATTCTTTCTTTTCCATGTCTTATGGTTTTTGTAAATTGATTAAATTTTATTTCTAAACTGCCTTATAATATCCAATGTGTCATCTACTGGCTCAATGGTTGTTACCGGTTGAGTAGTGTTAGATTTCATATCTAGAATTAATTGAGCTAATTGTTTACTATGTAACAACAACATCTGTATTGTGTCATCTGTTGCTGTTGTGTTTCTGCAGAACTTATCAATGGCAGCCGTCTTAGCTACTATCATATCTACATCTAAATTTTTATCACCCTTTAGTGATGTGATTGGTGTAAGTGCATTAGCACCCCATG